ACTCTGCATTAAAAGAACCATCTTCGAATGTTTCTAACATCAGATCACACCACATAGGTACAACAAATCCTTGTTTATACCACTCTATAAATCCAGAACAGTGACGAAAACTGTCACGTTCTATGATTGTTGCTTTGTCTGTTACTTGTTGGTAGGAAGTCGGCATTGACTTCCACCATTCAGGAAAGAATTTTGATGCTTTTTGAGGCTTACTGAAATCATAACAACCAGCATTGTAAGTGAATGCATCAACAACAATCTTTTTTCTCTTAAAGAAAAACATCAAAACTCCATAATATTAAAGAATCGTAACTGTAGCCTCTAGACCGAATGAAGTAGCGAGTGCTTCTAGGAATGTTTTGAATTCTTGCGCAGATTGCTGTGTATCCCAATTTCTGATACCATCTTCTGTTACGATGTTATCAGTTTTATTATCAGCAAGAGCAGTTTCAATCCACTCAGTGCGGGTTGCATTCATTTCTAAGAAATTTTCTTTGCCAATGGCAGCGATTAAATCTTCTGGACTACCAGCAGCAAATTCAGTTCTTGTTTGTACGTTAAAAGACATCTAAGTTCTCCTTAAAAAATTGTTGGAGCGGGAGAAGGGATTCGAACCCTCTCCGTCAGCTTGGAAGGCTGAGTCCTCTCCCAGGAGAACTCCCGCATATCCATATTTATTTAGGAACCACACTTTAGTGCACTTTTATATACACTAAAGTGTGGTGGCTGGTGTTTGCCAGCCCAGCGAATCCCTGCCCTCGAGAGTTGAGAAAACTCTCTACATGCTACGCTGTTCTCACCACTTACAGATCGTATCGTGGCACCATGACGGCTTTCATCATAATGCTTTCTGGAGTGAATTGATCTGTATCTCCAGACAGAATTGCTTTCATGATTGCTGGTGAGAAACCAGATACCATAGCAACACCACGTGTGTCATACTTAACAGGGACATTGTCCTTGGCGTTAAGATTCCAGAACACAATCTTTGGCAGAGTGTATCCTGCTGCTTCGAACTTGCGAGCGATCATCTGCATAGCAGAGTCGTCAAAGCGAGCACACTGGTCGAATTGCATGTCGCTAAAGATCAGAAGCATTTCTGGCATTTCCTCTTGAGGAACATTACCATCCTTGGCAGTCTTCAGGATTTTATCCATCGCACGAACCAAGTCAGTGTTCATAGCCCAGTTGGATTTAACCATTTGTTGGACTTTCTGAACAATGTTACCCTTTAGGTGTAACAGTTCTGGAGAACCAGAGAATGTTAGGAAAGTATCCTTGAACTTACCTTCATTCTTGTCTGCTAGGTAAAGACCCAGTGACACTGCAACATCAAGGCATGTAACAGTGCTAGTAGAACCATAACCTCCAGCTGGGCAAGTCATGGAACCAGACACGTCGACCAGTGGCAACACATTAGCGTCACCAACAAAGTTCTCCAACGCATCCCATTGTGCTTGGATCAAACCAAGCTGAGTTGCGTTATAGTTTTGGTGGTTATATAGACTCACCAAACCCTTCAGTACATCGTATGGATATACTGCGCCAGCGTTTACCTTAACAGATGGATCACGATCCTTTGGATCTTTCACCAACTCAGCAACATACGCAGAGTATGCTTCAGTTGCATTACGGTAGAATGCTTTCTTGTAGCGTGCAGCTGCAACAGAAGGAACATGAGAGAAGTTGATACCATCCCAGTTCTTTGCACACATATCTTGTTCTACAACTTTAGTCATTTCAACTAAAGATTTACGATAGAACTTTGGGCTCATACCGAAGAAGTTGCGAATTTCTGCAGCCAACGAACCCTTACGTGGAGTCCACTTTGCAGCAAGACCATTCTTCTCACGAAGAGCATCGCCAAGCATGGTGAATGCGAATGGCTTAGTCTTTTCTACTACAAAAATGTCGTCCCAACGACCAACCTCTGGCACTTTCTTTAGCAGAGCAGTCGCAGAATCTGGATCGTGTTTGTCCAGATACTTTAGAATCTGGCGAAAGATTTCACGTTCACCAGAACCACCTCGTGCATCACGAGCCCACTGCGCTATACGCAGAGCAACTTCTTTGTTTTCTACGTATGCAGCAACAAAGTCTTTAGTGATGTCCTTACCACGAGATGCACCAATTTTGAAGAACAAATCTACGCACGCATTGGCAGTAGATTTACGTGCACGCATACCATTAGTAGTACGTGCTTCTTGATTCACAACGGCATTAACAAAAGTATTCATTTCAATTTCCTTTCAACAGGCTCAACTTTTACACATTTATGAAGTATGTTATGTATTGCTGAACTGAACCTAAAAAACAACAGGATAGTTTCCTTCTTTTTGTTTAGAGTGAGAACACGAAACTCACTTCGTCGCATACCCATATGACACCCACCTTCAAAGCCCATACAGGCTCCAGTGAACATCGGGTTGGCACGACCAGTCTAGTGGCAACTTACGTCACCAATAAGTTGGGTTGCTGAACCTATCCTATAACCATTTTAAAAATAACGGGATGAGCGGGTGAGTGATTTCTAGTTTCTTAAAACATTCGTGCTGTCTTGCGACTTAGACACCCCACGAAAAATCAACCAAGTATTATTGGTGTATCCTGTGTGACAGGCACTCGGTGCTTATTCGGAAGCAACTATCTGACTCCTAATAGGGGTCACAAGGCATAAGAGCATGCAATAGTTTTTACCAACCTAGCCCACAAAATTGACACCTTACGATGTTTCCTCCTTGTAGTGGGCGACTCTTAAGTGCAGTATTGTTAATATGCTGCATTCATCCCAATCTCAACCTAACAAGACATTATTATACATCAACTAAAGTTGCAAGACAACAAGTATTTTGCAACTTTAGGCAGCTTTTCTGCTGCTCATGATATGCTTCAAACGATCTGCACAGTAACTTGCAGCGAAGGCTTTTGGTTTAACCATAGGCACTACGTTGCACATACCACGAATGTATCCAGTTGCTTCTTGGATAACACAGCTTGACCCATACTTTTCGTTAGGGTTGATGTCCAAGTGAATTTCGACATCTCTGTCTTCTAGGACATCATGCAGCTTGTGATACAATTCTGCAATCTTGTAAACTTCGTTCATTAAACGCATACGTGGTCGGTTTTTCTTTTGATCCCAGTCACGTTCACGTTGAACCTCACCGAAAATCTTACAACCATGTTTACCATCAATATGCACTACAATCGCTAGCGTGTAATCAGCGTACCAATCATTTCCAATCAGAAATCGCTCAGAGTCACCACCGATGTAGATTTTGGTTTCGGGACTTTGCGCTTCGATGAATGCTTTAACTTCATCGATGTCGATTGGTTTCATGATACACCATCACTTTCTTTTAGTTAATAAAACTGGAGCGGGTAGCGAGAATCGAACTCGCAAATAATCCTTGGCAAGGATTCAGGTTACCTTTACATCATACCCGCATATTTGGCATCCCAGCAGGGACTTGAACCCCGACCAACGGTTTTGGAGACCGACATGCTGCCATTACACCACTGAGATATTAATCTTTTTTATCTGTCAAACAATCTTCTGTACTTAGAACATCTTGGTACTCGTTTTTAGTTGTACCAGTGTTATCTTCTTTTGGTAAGTCACGCTGGAAAATAGCATCCCAACGCTTAGAGTATTCATCATGTGCTATGCTGAATGGTCTTGACTTTGATCCTTTACCACCATCACTCATTATCCACCTCTTGATACTGCTCGTTTTTCTGGTTTGTTAGATGCGATTCTATTAATCGCAGCATTAACTTGCTTTGTTGCGCTCTTACGGCTGACACCTTGCTGCATCAAACTTTTCTTTGCCTTTTTCTTGACACGTTTGAGAAGTTTCTTAGCTTCCCACTCTTGTTTAAAATTTGATACATTAGCGTCTGTCATAAGTTTCCTTTAATTGGTGCCCCTCACATGATTCGAACACGTGACCTTCGCATTACTAATGCGCTGCTCTACCAACTGAGCTAGAAGGGCAAATTGGCTCCAGTGGCAGGGATCGAACCTACGACCAATTGATTAACAGTCAACTGCACTACCGCTGTGCTACACTGGAATAATATATTTACTTATCTGACTCTTTAAACTTAGCCAGATGGCGATACTCCATACCTCTGTCTCGCATAACTTCACCAATTCCAGGTTTAGATGGATCAGTGATGTTGTTGTCTGACAGTTCCATTTCATCTACTAAGAAATCTGGATCAACAATCGTCTCGTCAATAGTTCTTAATGCATGAATGCATGTCGCAAGAGTATCATCTTCCATCGCTGTCAAGCGATGTGTGTTATCTTTCTTAATCATGATGAACGTCGGAGCAGTGAACACTTTTGTTGACACAAGGTTGTCTTCTTTGTCAAACATCTCAACCAACAACTTACCTTTTGCCAGCAATGTACCATGATCGTAATCATGATAGTGTCCCAACTCAAAATCTCCAGTCTTTTCAAAATTCATCAATCTGCAATACACATTGCTGACTGCTAGAATCTTAACATCTGGCTTTTTACGTTCGCTCATAAACTCTCCTATGTTGGTGCCCCATGACAGAATCGAACTGCCGTCCTCGGATTACAAAACCGATGTTCTACCATTTAACTAATGGGGCTAATTTGGTCCGAGTAGTAGGATTCGAACCTACGACCCCTTGCTCCCAAAGCAAGTGCACTACCAGGCTGTGCTACACTCGGTTATTCTTTAAACTTCAAAACAGTATTAAACGCTATAGAAATTCTATCTTCTGTTCTATCTGCTGGAACAATATTGTGCTGCATCCAAGACGGAAAGATCAAAAGATTTTGTGTTTCTGGTTTCACTCTAATCACAGACGAGTTGTAAGAGTTATAGTCTTTCAACATGTTTGGATATACTAGATATTGCACTAATGGATTCGGATTTTTGAATTCAATAAAGTTAGCATCATCTCCAGCTTTTGGGTAGTAAACACCAGAGAACAATAGTCCAGGACAATCACTGTGAACATGTGGAACGTATGCATATGGATTTTCATTCACATTGACCCAAGCATTATAAAACGCTTGGTATGTATTGTCAGCGAATCCCAACCCTTTGTGTAAGTCATTCACACGTAGAATAATCTCTGTAAACAATTCTTTAAGTTCTGGCTCTTGTCCAGTGAAATAAACAGTTGTCTTTCTATCGACATCTTTAGTCACTTTGTAGCAGTATTCTACAACAGCATCATTGTCAATGTCAAGTTTATCTGCTGCTAGAAAATTACTAAAAACATTTTCGACGTTCATACTATCCTTTATAATGTTGGATGCGGGTCATGGTAACGCTCCACACTCGAGATGGCTTATGAGACCATTCGGGTCACTTGACCTACCCGCTATAACTACTTATCTGGTGCATCGTGAGAGGATCGAACTCCCGACCTTCTCCTTGTAAGGGAGACACTCTACCGCTGAGTTAACGATGCATATACTGGCGGTCTTAGGGGGTAACGATCCCCACTCTTTTGGCGTGACAAGCCAACGTGCGTCCATGAACACTTTAAGACCAAATTCATCTTACAACTGACAACTCATTCGTGCTTCCATCGTTATAAGCACCATTCACCTGAATTAACTAGCTCGAGCAGGACTCGGTACGTCATTACAGTTACTCATCCAACGTGTCTATATTTTGTACAGAGGGTTTGCGCCTCTCGTTGTTTACCTAATCTTTGGCTGGCCAGCTACTTGAGTTGGTGACTTTCACTTACTAACAACGAATTGTCATGTGTAAGATGTTTGGCTACGTTTTTCATGTCGCCCCAAACTGAGTTTACAACCCTGTCGCCACCTTTGCGTATTACTATGTGTGGATCATCATACCAGATTCTGCTTACGTCTGCTCTATCGGTCTTCTGGACACCGTGTCTCTATCGTTAACAATACGCCAGTCTTAACGTAGCTGGAAACGGAAAGTGGTGGAGGCAGCTGGAGTCGAACCAGCATTGTTTACCACGAGGGAACGGATTTACAGTCCGCTGCAGAACACGCCATATCTACAATGCCTCCAAAATTACCATTAGTTAGTGTTACTATGTTATGTCTGACCTTCACCGTATCAGAGTTTGATTTTATCGAATCGGCTTATTCCCAATGCGTCCAAAGGGCATTCTTCCTCATAACAACTCCTGATTGCGCTTTCCTAGGAGACACAACCACTCAGAGATTCACTATCCAGTGAGCACTGGAATCTTCCATAATAACACTAACAAATGGTACTCGGTACGAGAGTCGAACTCGTCTTCTCAGGTTGAAAACCTGATGTCCTAACCGATAGACGAACCGAGTATAGGTGGTGGTTTTTGATATACATCTGGTAAAACCACCAAACCAGTTTTATTGCCTCAGGCACCCGACTTCACGTAGTGACTTAGAGAGGACTTTCAGAACTAACTAAAGAACATCAATTATACACTAAACATACTTGCATGTCAACAAGTATCTGGAGTAGGTGACAGGAATCGAACCTGCTTCCATGGGTTTGCAATCCAGTGCCCGTCCAACTGGCTCCACCTACATTAATGGTGGGCTGACTAGGAATTGAACCTAGACTCAATCGATTATGAGTCGACTGCTTTACCATTAAGCTATCAGCCCATCATCTTGGCGTCTCGTAAGAGATTCGAACTCCTGACCCACAACTTAGAAGGTTGTTGCTCTATCCAACTGAGCTAACGAGACAAAACTTGGTACGGGTGGTCGGAGTCGAACCGACACGCACTAGGCGGGAGATTTTAAGTCTCCTGTGTCTACCATTCCACCACACCCGCAAAGAAACATTATTATACCGCAACTAACATTGCAAGTCAACAAGTATTTGGTACCCCTACTCAGACTCGAACTGAGAGAACTTCTCCTTTTGAGAGAGACGACTTTACCAATTTGTCCACAGGGGCATATTCTTGGTACTCCCGACAGGATTCGAACCTGTATCATCCCCTAATCTGGAGGCATAGCCGTGGTATAAGCACGGAGTTTTACCATTAAACTACAGGAGCAACTTTTACTCTAAATCGTACAAATTAATAACCAAGTGTATTCTGAACTCTTCTGAATCGTTATAGACTCCATGAACTCTTGTGTTATCAAATTCGTATATGTTTCCAGGCTCCCAATAGTAAGATTGTCCATCAATGACATATCTAACTTTCGGGTTGGATTTTAATGGAACATGTACACGATGGCATGCTTCCAAAAAACTTCCTCTGTCTCTATGTTCACCAATCACTCCACCTGGATGTAACCTTGCCATGAATGCAGCGTATTGATTGAACTTGTAATGCTTTCGCAACTCATCAAGTATTGGCTCTAACAGTGGATAAAATTTATCGTACAGTTTTTCTTTGCGAATGCTTTTGATGGCTTTACCGTCGCAATCTGCGACAGCGCAAAGTGGTGTATGGTGAATAGGAATTGAATTACAATTATCCATATTACCAACAGCTTGACGATAATCACTAGCGAACCAATCTTCTGGACTAATAGCATCTAACATATCGTAAATCAGTGTCATTGGTATTTGTCCAACAACTCTATGATCAACATCCATTCTCATAAGTATCTCCTTTGTTATCTACTTATGTATAATTGGCGGAGAGTGTGGGAATCGAACCCACTCACCGTATCACTACGATGACAGATTAGCAATCTGCTGCATTACCATCCTGCCCACTCTCCATTATTTCTTGAAACCAACAACACCACCCTGTTCCTTGATTCTCTCTAATGCGTCTTCAAACAAGATGGGTCTGAAGTCTGTTTGTTCAACGCATACGCAGAGATACCTTGGATCAATCTTAGTAACACCATACTTGTCAGTCATCATAACTCTGTTGCTATGAGTATGACCATGGATGTTTGCACCAAAACGATACAAGTTACTTTCATGAACAGGGATGTGCGAAAGGATTAATCCATTCATCACATGGTAAGCACGAATGTCTCTAAAGTGTTGAGTGTAATCCTCTAACTTAAAGATGTCGTGGTTTCCCTTGATCAAAACTTTATCACCATTCAAGCGATGCATGATTGACAAAGACTTTCTGTTAATCACAACATCACCCAAGTGATAAACTTTATCAGTTGGCTTTACGGTTTCGTTCCAAACCTTTACCATGTGTTCGTCCATTTCTTCTGGACTGTCCCATGGGCGTAACTTTGTCACACCATCGTCACGCATGAACTTGCACACGCCAGTGTGGCCAAAGTGCGTATCACTTACTAAAAATACACTTGGCATATACAACTCCTTTTTAAAAACAACAGGATACTCTTTTTAGCGCACTACCAATTGTGCTAATCATCCATCAGGATGATACAGGATTCGAACCTGTAACCTCTCGCTTAGAAGGCGAAGTTATTTTTGCTGCAAGTATCCTAAACTTGGCACCCAATGAGAGAATCAAACTCCCAACCCAGCGTTCGTAGCACTGTGTGATATTCATTTCACCAATCGGGTAATATGGCGGAGAGCAGAGGAGTCGAACCCCATCCCATTTCTGAGAACCCAGTTTTCAAGGCTGGTCGGCGCACCAACGCACCTGCATTACTCTCCATTAAACAACAGGATTCGCTTTTTGCTTTATTTCCAGTAAAGTTATTTTATTTGCTGAATGAATCCTAAAACTTGGTGGTGATGAGTGGGATCGAACCACTGACCTAATGCGTATGAAGCAATTGCTCTACCTACTAAGCTACATCACCTAAAATACAACAGAATCGTTTTTTTGCGTTTTCAAATTACAAGTTTGATGCTTTTTTGTTGCTGAACCGATTCTAAAACTTGGTGCCTCAGAGGGGAGTCGAACCCCTAAAATTTGGTTTCTAAGACCAACACGTATACCAATTCCGTCACCGAGGCAAAATATGGTGGAGGATAGGAGAATCGAACTCCTAACTTCTGCGTGCAAAACAGATGTGTTCCCATTAGCACTAATCCCCCATTATGGTACTCAGTACAGGTAACGATCCTGTGTCTCTCGATTATCAGTCGAGTGCTCTACCTTTGAGCTAACCGAGTATAAAACTTGGTGCCGATACGTGGAATTGAACCACGGACACACAGATTTTCAGTCTGCTGCTCTACCAACTGAGCTATATCGGCAATAATGTTTGGGGAGATGTACGAGAATTGAACTCGTGATAACGGAATCACAACCCGTGGTTTTACCACTAAACTAACATCTCCATATACCATATAGAAACATACTAAATCTGCGACACCGTCAAATGCCGCATCGCCTAGTTGACGCTAGACCGCCAGAGTGTGGCGTTCAGTATGTTTTTATATGGTAGGGGCACAGAGAATCGAACTCTGATTAATAGGTTAAAAGCCTACTACTTTGCCGTTAAGTTATACCCCCATATGGTCCACTCGCTGAGATTCGAACTCAGACCTCGATGATTAAGAGTCATGTACGCTACCATTGACGCCACGAGTGGTTGTACGTATTGTTTTGATTTTACGTGCCAACTCAGACCATACGGGGGATCTGAGCGACACTAGCTTTTACTAGCTTTCATTGTCGTTCTCCTTGAACATGTTACCAAACAAAAACACACTACCCCTGCTTACGTTGCGCAGGAGACATGGACTCGAAGTATGCTTTTGTTTGGCAGGGGATACAGGTATCGAACCTATACTACGTGAGTCAAAGTCACGTGTGCTACCACTACACCAATCCCCAACATATGGAAGCCAATTACCAGCGAACCTTCACTGGCTTCCATTTAAAACAAAGTCCCGAATTTTTAAAGATCGTAACTGTTTTTCAACAGCAGGTATGAATTCTACATCACGATGGATAAAAAGTCAACACCCTAAAACAAAAAACCCTCGATTTTTACATCGAGGGTTTTGGTAAGTATACTTTACTCTAAGTCTTACTTGCCAAAACCCCCAGCATCGCTTTCAATCGCATATGTAAACTGTGGGCGTGAGCCTGTCCAGCCATTATTTACTAATGGGAGATGTTTGTTCATCGATCTGGATATACAGTTTTTCATAGTAGAAAGAATTATGTCCTAAGTTTGGTTATTTGTCAAGTAGTTTCTGGAAAGACCCTACAGGTTGTAAGGTTATCCCATTCACTACATCTATTTATAACGAATTTTACTTCAAAAGTGACTTTTTGTCAATTATTTTTTGCAAGATATGTGTTAAAGCTAATCACGACTCTTTCCTTACACTTGTTCTCTACAGTAGAGTGTGGTAGCCAACTAGGGAACAGAATCAACGTCCCATCCTTTGGTTCGAACTCTTCGTAAGAACAGTTGTAATCAGTCTCACGGACACGATGCGATAGCATAGCGTATGGGTTGATGTTCTTGAATCTTAGATTAGCACTACCCAAACCTGCTTTTACATACAGTGCACCAGAGATGATACTTCCAGGATGAGCATGCTCACGCAACGCACTACATTCATATTGAATGTTGAACCAGCTGTTGGAGATACCTAGATTCTGTTCTCCTTGTTTCAAACAGTAGTCATCAATACAGTGTTGCAGCTTGTATGCCAGCGGCAGCTTAATATCATCAGGCAAGGTGTCTATAAAAGAACCTGTGGAATAAGATGTTACAGATGGTCCACCCATATCTAGATTACAGTACTCTACTTGGTCACTGGCTTCTGCTTGTTTAATGATTGGATAGATCTTTTCTGTATCTTCCAAAAAGACAGAGTCGTAAACACAAACCAGTGTAGGGAATAGATTGTAATCGTTATACATTTTACACACGTTCCACTTCTATAGAACACTTGGACAGAAAATCTATCCCATCAGTGTTTCTGTAGGATTCACGATAGTAGACTTTTTTGATACCTGCACCGTAGATTAGTTTAGCGCATTGTATGCAAGGAGCATGAGTACAGAATAAATCGGCACCATTGCCTCGTTCACCATCACGTGCAAGTTTCGATATAGCATTTGCTTCAGCATGAATTACCTCGTCTTTCGTTTTGTTACCAACAATAGTCACCTTACCATTGCTGTTAAAATCATATACTGGTTCTTCACAGTCATTCGACCATCCAGCTGGCATACCATTGTAACCGATAGAGATAATGCGATTGTCTTGTACGACTACCGCACCAACCTTCAATCGCACAGCGCTGGACAACTGAGCAAATCTCTCAGCTGTATCCATAAACGCATCAACCCATTTCTGTTTCATTTACCAAATCCAAACGGACATTTTTTACCAAACAATTTATCTCTGCTTCTTTTCAACAATGGCTCTGCTAACTTATAGTTCTGTTCCAGACTGTTACCATTGATATAAGATTTAACACTCAGTGACGATTCAATGATTTTAAAGATCGGCTCTGTAGAGTTTATATCTTTCCTGACAAAATTAACTTTCTTGTCAGTGTGCAATCTAAAATAATAAAGAGGGTCACCACGTTTGATCTCTATGCGATCAGTGTCATCATGAATCTCAAATGCAAATTCTAGAGGACGAATCCATTTTGATATATCAAACTTGCCATAAATCAAACTAATGCCACGCATACCAGTGCTGATATGAGATGATAGAGTAGGATGCATGACTTCTAATTCTACAGACTTTTCTGAGTACAACAGATAGCCTATGGAAATAGAAGCCATAGGGAATCTAGAGTTTTGAGATGTTCTATGCATGATAAAATCATTAAAGAACTCAGGCGACTGACTATGCTCTCGTATAATACAGTTACCCTTATCATCTCTGACAACAGAAAGAGTTATGTCCATTGGGCTTCTGACCATAAAGACATTCTTGTACACATCTGTGAATGCAGGACACTTTAGATATGCCACATGCTTGTCACGCTCTTGCACAATATGTTTCAGCACAGGCTCTGGCTCAAACCAAAGCATGTCAGAAACTGTGCTGAGCCTTCTCATGTCATACGCTGTTTTACCAGCGATTGGAACCCAGTGAACATCAATACTTTTATTCCACATCGTTCTTAAATTGAATTTCGTCTAGTGCTTTGATAGGATCCCAGCTAGGATCTTCTGACAACCCACGCCACTTGACAACTTCGTTGTATGAATCCCAGCTGCCATTTTTAAATTGGCAAAACTGTGGCCAGTCCCAACCCTTTGTTGTGATTTCGTACCAACCATCTCTTGCTGGTTTAACCTTAACAGAGAACCAATCAGTTCTTTCTGCGTCACACCATTCTTCTTCTAAGTTATTCAACAACCAATCACGATGCGCTTCTTCAAGATTAGCAAACTCAATCAGTTCTGTCGGAAGTGTATCGGTAAAATCTGGATCAGTCAAATCATATTGATAGTAGCTGTCACCATCTTCGTTGGTAAACATACCACAGAAGCACATACCAGATTCATGGTAGTACGCTTCTACATTCCAACCTTCTTCAACCAGATACTCATACAGTGTAGTTGGAGGAGACCATGCTGAATCAAAAGAGATCCAGATGGTGTTGTCATCTTGTCGTTCCCAATCAATGATGCCAGCATCCCACTTGGTGCCCCAGTTTTCCACCGACCAGTTATAATCCCACTCACCAGCAGGATTAGGTCGCAGATGGTTAAAGACTTGTTGGTTTTCTTTGTCTTCGAGGACAGCAGCAAGTGCGTCAATCTTAGACTTATCTTCGTGCTTGAGTGTTACGGAATTGTCGCACCAATTAGGCATAATATATCTCCTTATTTCCAGAAATCAGCAAAAAGTTCAATCACATCATGGATGTTTTGTACATTGATGGCAACCTTAGATTCTTTTCCGTCAGGGAATGTTTCATATCCCTTGGATGCCAGCAGACCAATCAACTTCTCTTGAGTTTGTAGCATACGCTCACGATCTTGGTTGATCTCGAAAGTAACCTTGACTTGTTCTTCGTTGGGCGACCAATACCACATCATGTAGATCGCATTGCGTGCGTTGCTAAGCATGAACGTGGTTGTTGAGTTGATTTTAATCTCTCGAATGCGCCCACGAAATGTATCATAGTTTTCGATGTACCATTGCGGTAAGGTTTCAAAGTTATCGTACTGCTCTGCTTTAAAATCAGAAAACAAGTCAGACAAACTAGCCATAATAAAACACTCCTTGTAGTGACCAGAAACAGAATTCTGTTCTGGCGATTCAGTGGCGATCAGATAAGACTCTAACAAAAAAGACTGCCAGTCTTTCTTTTCTTCAAACTTCTCTAAGTTGCGTGCAACAATAGAGCAGTTCTCTATTTTGTACTTCTTGCTTTTGAGATGGGAAAGGCAACGATCTCCATTACCCTTTCCAACGTAAAGCAAGTTTCCATTTTCATCTACGTATTTGTATACGTATTGACCAAGTCTTGCAAAGAATTCACCACTGGGTTTTTCCATAACAATAATTATACCCTAATCACTCAGGTTGGTCAACAACTTTCTTTTCGTCTTTGGCTTTCGCAGGAATAATACCTGCATCAGATACCAGCTTCCAAGTAATCTTGGGATACATCTTATGTAACTTCTGGTCTTTGACTGCAATCAGCACCTTGGCTTCTTCTGGGTGGACACCCTCAAGAAGTGAGATGAAAAGAGATTCTCTCTTCAAAGGTTTCAAATCTTTTCTACAAAAGACATACATGCGTCTGGCTTCTGAGAATAGATTAGTTGGAGTCATACCCATAGGTTCAGCTGCAGGTTTAAATGGTGGGTCACCTTCTGGTAAGTCCATTTTGTAGTTGGGCAAGAATGCATGGGCAAACATAACCTTTAACAAAAAGTCATCTTTGTAGGTAGCAATGCTCTTTGGATCTTTGTTAATCTCTTCAAGCATTTGTGTAAGATATTTTCTCATTAGAAATCCTCTAGTTCATCAAGTAATAATCGGCAACGATTTTCTATTAAATAATTCATAACAGTCATCTTATCGCCCTTTGGTTTATTACTTAGGTATGTATCAACGATAGATTGCTTGACATCAGCTGGGATATTATCGAATGCTACCAACATAGCATTGCGTTGCCAGTTACGTCGTTCTTCGTCAGTGCGACATGCATCGATACCCTTCTCCATAAACTCAGCCAGTCGTTTTGCGCTGACTGGTTTCTGTCTATCTCCAACAACGAACACATCGTCTTTGGACAAGATGTTTGGAATACCATCACCAGTGTCACCCTTAACGATATGCTCGATGGTAAAGTTCAGGATCTCTTGCTTGGATGCTTGAATGTATTTCTTCTGCATCGGAGACCACTGACGCACATTACCAGATGAGAATGGTGCCAGCTGCAGCTGCTTGAAGTCTTTGTCAGAAGAAAGGATAAGAATCTTCTGTGGCTCTTCCACCAAACCCTCAACAACTAAGTCATTGGTTTGCACCCACTCAGTCATCACAGCAATGACATCGTCTGCTTCTGCACGATCCACGTGAATCACTCGCCATGGAAAGTGTTTGGCAATGTCTTGACGCATCTCGTTGAGTGTATCAAAAATCAGATGCCAATCAAGATCGCTTGCTTCTCGATTCTTCTTGCGTGATGCTTTGTAGTGAGCGAATGCTTCTTTGCGCCAGTACTTACGACCATCGCAACAGATAACAAGTTCGCCGTATTCCTTGCCATACTTTTTCTTGTATGACTTGAGGGTGGAAAGAGTCACGTGACGAATCAGATTCTTTACTTCTGATTCTGTACCTTTGAGTTCTCTCTGGAATGTCAGGATGGCAGCAAGTGCCACCTGTGAATAGTCAACTAAAATCATAATTAAAATGCTCCAAGGAGAATACACTCTTCATTGATACGACCATTCGGTGTGCTCGGTTTGGTCGTCAGTTTCTTAATAGCACCATTCAGTGCACGCTTGCCCATCGACAATCCTTTAAAGAATTCTTCTGGCTTGCGTAGTGTGTAGGATACAGAATCTTTGAGACTGAATCCCAGCACAGTCGTACCCTTGACACCAAGTGTACCCATCTCTGCTTTGTAAACTTGAACCTTACGGTATTTCGTATTGTATACCCACAACTCACTCGCAGTGAGAATGTCTTCTGGTTTACAAGACTTGAGATTGAGTTCGGCAAACTCTTTCATGTACTTCATCTTACCAACAACTTTGGAAGGTGGAGTAGCTTTGCGTTTGCGTGGTGCTCGAGTAGCCTTAGCAGTTTGCACCATCTGATGGCAGTCGTCAATGATGTCACCCACGAATTTGTGGAATGCTTTCAGCTGACGCTTGTTGAAGTTCGAATAACCTTCGACAAGTTGTTTGTCTTCTTCGTTGATAGCATCTGCCAGTTCGTTGTATAGTTTAACATACATGTCACCAATCTTTTTAGCGATGGGTGCTGAAACAGAATGCGCCAGAAGATAATTCTTCGCCGAGAAAGTAGTCTTGCCTTTCGACAGAACAAACTCATCAATAGCACCTTCGATCTCGCCAGCAAGGTCACGTGCCTTTTCTTCGATACGATCTTGTATCGAAATAACATTGGATGGTTTGACTTCTGCAGTCTTCTTCTCTTTGACTACCTTGTATTTGATAACAAGTGCTTTAACAGTATCGGTGATAAACTGCTTGTGCTTGTCGCTGAGATATTGGTCACGACTGGCAAGACGACAGATGATAGCCAATTGTCGCACTTCGGAGTCAGTTGCTTTGTTAATAGCCAACACTTCGTTTTTCTTGCCGAGTGTAGCAAAGTACTCCAGAGCAAACTTGAGAAGTTGCTTCTCGTTGTAGTGCTCTGTGTACCAAGTCAGTGCGGTATTGAGTTCCGAGTTGTAATTCTCTTGAGATACAATCGGTTCATTTTTCAGTGCTTCTTTACGGGATGCCAGAAGAGCATGACCCTTAACACGTTTCTTTGCTGTTGCCATAGGTTTGTAACCTCCATTAATATTATCTATTATACATCAAAGTGGAATTAAAGGCAACAACTATTTTTAATAACCCTACGGCTAGTAGGGTTATTTTGCAACTTTATCGTACAGTTCTACGAAGTCTTCGTGGTCTTGGATGTCCTGAGTCAATGATTGCTTGTGGTAAGTCTTTGCAATCTTTGCGATAATCTTCTTTGGAATCTGCAGTTGCTGAGATTGATCCTTAACAATTTCTCGAATCAAATCACGTTCTGCTTCAGTGCGTGTCATCGATGCGCTAATCTCACCAATGGCACCACGTAGTTGTTTGGTCTGTTCTGGTGTCAAATTCATTATTTGTCCTTATTAAATTCAATGTTACTCTTAAGTGCTGCAGGGATAATAAATGCAGCGAGCCAAGTTTCCAGTGTGAGTGGAATACTGAGCACAGGGAATAGTGTGTTCAGTGCCCAGATAAGGGCAATGGGTGCACCAATAAAAATGGCAACCGCTAGGATTACCATAATTACAATATTTCTATTAGTGGGTTTTAGTTTAATCATACATCAAACCTTACTTCTTTCACGGAGTCCCAACGGAAGGATCTCCACTCTTGCTTTTCTGTATCAAATACTCGAACTGCTGATTCATTTCTGGATCCAGTAGTCTCGCTATCTGATGCTTGCGACTTAGGCTGTTTTTCTGCAGGGATTTTGCTTTCTGCGAGAGTGCAGAACATTTCTCGGTCTGTCCCATCTTGTTTGGTGAACACAACGCACAGATTTTTTGTAGACTCGTCATGCAGAACTCCTTTTAGCCACTGTTTAAATTCAGGTGTTTGATTCGCTGGAACTTTGTTCATTATCAAATCTTTCTTTCAAGTGATTAACCATTGGTTGTAAAAATTCTTTAAATTCTCTGGGTGTGAAAAACATATC